GGTCGTCGGAACTGATGTTGGGATTGGTCGGCAGGATCTCACGAACGAAGTCGTTCTTGGGCTCCTTCCCGCGGGCGACACGCTCTTCGTCTTCCGCAGCGATGCGCTCGGCTTCGCGTCGGCAACGGGCGATCACTGCTGGATCGACTACTCCGCCGGGCGGTGGCAACGACGGCGATTCGGGGTTCGTATCGTCGCCCAAGGCAGCGGACGAATATCCATACGCCACATAGTTATTAGGCGGATGCAACGAGCTAGGGTGCAAGTTCAGGCCATTTGCGACGACAGATTTCCGCCATTTGCCAAAGCGGTCTCGGGGCTGACTTGGGTCGAAGTTGTATTCCTGAACTGTCACCAGCCCCGGTTTGCCGCCCTGCGCACCCGACCCTCCCTGCCCGAAGCGTTCGTTGTACGCTTCGATGTTTTGCATCTCCTGCTCGGGATCGAGACCTTCTTCCTGCTGCACGGTCTGCCGGCTCTTCCAGCCGCCGGTGACGCGGATTTGGTTGGCTTGGGCTTCGTCGCGCTCGTCGCGTGCGAGAATGCTTGGGGCTTCGCACTGGATGTCGATCAGGTGGGGCGTGTCCATCGGCAGCCGGCCGTAGTCGATGGCGTACTCGATTGCTTCCCATAGGACTTGCGTGAACGCCTTCTTGTAGGCGTTCTGCTTCTGCGTCGCGCTGCGCACAAACGGGGCATGCGCGGTCAGACTGGCGGTATAGGCGGCCATGTCGGCGCCGCTGCCGGTGGCGAGCCATTCGGGGGCGTTCCAGCGGCAGCCGGCGCCGCGCAGCGTCGCGTGCAGGATGTCGATGAAACCCGAGGCATTGCCGGCTCCCGGCGGTCGCACGTACTGCATGCCGCGCGGGATGTCGGCGATCGTGCCAAGTTCGATGTGCTAGTAGTTGGGTTGGGCGTCGGTGAAAGGGTGGGCGCGGAAGAGATCGAGGTGCAGGGTGCTGAGGAAGTGGTGAATCCAGGTCCGTGGCAGCGCGAAAATGGTCGCGACTGCTGGAAGGCACGAAGGTCGCTTTACCATGCGATGCCGTGCGTTCTCGTAGACAAGAGAGGATTAGTTGGTGTCCTCGGGCTGCCAGTCTCTCAGAGCATCGGCAATCGTTTTGTAGAAGAAGCTGCCAAAATCAGTAAATACTTCATTCAGCCCGTCCCGCTCAGCAGACCACCCCGGAAACCACATAACGACTGGATTCTCCCCCAGCGCGTCGCGTTTTGCCGTATCTAAAGCATAGTAAGCGCCATCGCCTGTGGAGTAAACCAGCACGTAGGACTGCGGCAACTTGGAGGTACGCCTCTCCTCCATAGTCAGCCAGATTCCGTCGGGGATCGAGGAATGCCAGAAATTGTCATCAATAAGCCCGTAGACTTCCACCGCCGCAATATCGCCGCAGCCAAGATCTTGAAGGAATCTTCTGTAAGTTGGAGGAAAAGTCAGCCCCAGTACCTCCTCCGCCCGCTCGATCAGGCGCTGTTTTCTGGGACCCACAAAGTCGGATGGTTCCCCGCTTGCCGCGATGAACTCAAACGCGCGCTCCAAATCACTCATGCTCATGGCGTTTACTCCATTACGGTGTCTTCGCGAAGTCCTTCGCCCTGTTCGTCCAGTATTCTTTTCTCCATGCATCGAATGCCGCACGGTCGATCCCGGAAGGAATAGTATTCGGGTTGATATGAATGATGCGGCTGTAGTCCTGATGGAACGTTGTCGGCATCTCCGCAAGAGCTCCTCCTTGCGTTTGAAGCATGTGATGGATATTGATCGATTTGCCATCAGGTCCAATGGGGGCCAACCCCTTCTGCATTCTTGCTAGATTCGTCCGCCCTTTGCGATCTATCCGCTGCGGATCAATCAAGTCGTTCCTCTGATAGATCTTATTCCCTCGGAACTCCGTTGACCCCGTCCAAAAGGTTCTTGCCGGAGACCGAAGCGCTGGATTTGCTAATGCGCCGCGAGCCTCTTCAAGGGCACCTTTCGTCTCCTTGAGATATGCCTTGGTGAGCTCGACCGCGTGACGCCCCTCGGCTGTCTTGACGTCTTTTTCCAACTCAGCGACAAGGTGCTCCGTGTCCTTGGCAAGTTGGCTCGCCTCGGCGACGGCGGCCTCCACGGTCGCCATCTCGCGAGCAGCGGCAAGAGGGGTCTTAAATGACTTGGCAGTCTTCCACGCCTTGTCGAGAGCCTCCAATTTGCTGCTAAGGCGCGCAGCGGAACTCTCTACCTGCAGGGCGGCTTTCCCCAGCCCGCCGACAGACCTGGCAGCCTTGCTGATCCTCGCCAACCGAGCGAGCTTGCCGCCTACTTTCGCGAAGTTGCCCAAGAGCGGCGCGGCGCCAGCAAGCGACAAGCCGGCGCCTACATAGTCCCCGCGGTAGCCTGAGATCGCGGCATTAGCAAGATCGGCCACACTGCCGATGACTGGAATAAAACCCAGCAGGTCCAATACGAACTGAAGGGTGTCTAGATTTTCATCTGTGCTCAGGTCCGGATGTGGAGGCGGCGGACCGTAATTGCTGAGACCTGCGGGGCGAACCGTATTTGGCCCGGTGTCATGCATCCGCCCTTTGAGGTAAAACCCTTGCACTTCCGGAGGGAGGTTCTCAGGCTTCACTTGGCGGACAGAACCGTCCGGCATCATCACAGGTATCGTTCCGCGAGTCGGGTATCCTAAAGGCGCGCCGGTCGGATTGGACGGTGGACGAGGCGGCGGCGGACTCTCTTCATCGTCATCGTCACCTTGGGATGGCTGTCCGCCCGCGAAAGCCTTCGTCCACTGTCCGAATCTGTTCCTGAGTTGACTTGGATTGAAGTGGTGTTCCTGAACAGGAACTAATTTGCCGCCAATACCAGGTTTGTCGGCGTTGCCGAAGCGTTCGTTGTACGCTTCGATGTTTTGCATCTCCTGCTCGGGATCGAGGCCCTCCTCTTGCTGCACGGTCTGCCGGCTCTTCCAGCCGCCGGTCACGCGGATTTGGTTGGCTTGGGCTTCGTCACGCTCGTCGCGCGCGAGAATGCTCGGGGCTTCGCATTGGATGTCGATCAGGTGGGGCGTGTCCAGCGGCAGCCGGCCGTAGTCGATCGCGTACTCGATTGCTTCCCACAGCACCTGCGTGAACACCTTCTTGTAGGCGTTCTGCTTCTGCGTCGCGCTGCGTACGAACGGGGCGTGGGCGGTCAGGCTGGCGGTGTACGCGGCCATGTCGGCGCCGCTGCCTGTGGCGAGCCATTCGGGGGCGTTCCAGCGGCAGCCGGCGCCACGCAGCGTCGCATGCAGAATGTCGACGAAGCCCGAGGCGTTGCCGGCTCCTGGCGGTTGCACGTATTGCATGCCGCGGGGGATGTCGGCGATGGTGCCGGGCTCGAACTGCTTGTAGTTGATCTGCTGACCCGTCAGCGGGTTGGCGCGCGTGAAGTCGATCTGCTGCGTGTTCAGGAAGTTCTGGATCTGGGCTTGCGTCGCCGACTCGTGCTGGCGGATGTAAGCGAGAGCGGACTGCACGGCGGCGCCCTCGGCCATGTTGTTGCGCAGCTTCTCGGCTACCGTGAACGCATCGTGCGTGCTGAAAGCGAAGTCGCTCAGGCCGCGCTTCACCGTGCGCTTGACGTTGATCTTGAAGTGCAGAATCTCCTCGATCGGTACTTCCTCGCGGATTTGGTTGGCGTGGTTGGAAGGGTCGGCCATGTAGAGAACGTTGTAACCGTAGACCGTTTGCACATCCTCCGGGTCGGTGTGGATGCCGAACGACCAGTGCTCCTGGGTCGCCTCGGGGACGCCGGTCATCGAGACCTGCTCGGGCTCGACGCAGCGGACGGTCATGCAGCGATTGTCGTTGTCGGGGTAGAAACGGAGGAAGAACTCGCCGTCTTCGCGCGAGCGCCAAAAGAGTTCACGCTCCCATTCGGACCAGTCATTGACGTCGCAGAACTCGTCGATGATTTCCTGGACCTTCAGTGCGAAGGAAGAAGGCTTGGCGCTCTTCTTGGTGTCGTTCTGGTTCTTCCGGTCCACGATGCGGTACTGGAAACCGTCGCCGATGACGTAGGCTTGCAAGCCGCTCAAGAAGCCAATGGTGTAGCCGTTCATCGTGCACAGCAGGCGTGCCTGGGCGCGAAGCAGGGAGAGCTGGGTTTCGGTGTTCCAGAAGGGCCAGTTCTGGCCGTAACGGCGGTCGGTGGGCTGGCTGATGGGGTAGGCAAGCCGGCCGCCGTCACGATAGCGGTCGAGGAGATCGACGTACGAGCTGAGCCAGTAATCCCAGTTGGCGGAAGCTTCCAGAACGCGTTCGGCGTTCTTGAGCTGATGGAGTTCGAGCTTGGCGCGGATGAGGCGTTTCTGCTCGCGGATTTCTTTGAGACTGAGGGGCTTGTCGGCGTGGCCGTTGGGATTCGCGTCCATGCGAGGAATCTCCTTGTGAGTGTTGCCGACCCATCTTTCTTTGAACGACGAAGCGGTTGCGGCACATCGTGACGTGCGAACTGATCAGGGAGGAGACAGAATCAGATCACGTCATGGCCAGGCTTCTGCGTAGTAGCGATCGTGGTCCAGCAATTGCCGCATTTCCGCGAGCGCAACTCGGCGCTGGCGGACCCAGGCGCTGGGATCCGTCGCCGTGGCGGCCAGGCGCCAGAAGCGGGCGGCGGCGTTGGCTTGCTCGAGCAAGGCAGCGATGTGCTCCGCATGGTGCAACTGGAGCTGGCGGCGTTCGCAGAGCCAGCGGGCCTCGGCCTCGGCGAAACGGGCCAGGGCTTCGCAGATTGTCTGAGGGGGCAGTCGGGCAGCATCGGCGAGGGGTGGGGCGTCGCGCAGCTCGCGATAAGTAGCCCGGCACCACTGCACTTCCGCGCGGTAATCGTCGCGCCGCCAGCTTTCCACTTCCCCCGCCAGCTCCAAGGTTTGTGCCGTTCGAACCAGCGCGGCGAATAGCTCCCCATGGACCTGCCTGGGGAGCGGCAGGTCCATGGGGAGGATGATCAGGAGGTAGGCGAGGAGGGACATGGCGGAACTCCGGGGAGCGGCGAGGTCGGAGGCCTGCGCCGAGTTCAAGACGGCGAGGTCGGAGAATTGCGCCGCGCGCGAGAAAGACGGCAAGGGCCTGGGTTCCGGGCCGTCAGCACCAGGCGCCCGAGCAATGCTCGGGGTTGGGGCACAAGCTATCAGCTTGTGCTACAGCGATGCGGCTCCAGGCACTTGCAGGACAGACCACTCTCTTAGCGCCAGCGGCGAACGCGCCGGGGGCCGGTGGGATATCGCCATTCGAGTCGGGGGCCGAAATAGAAGGAGACATCGAGCCGCGGGCGCTGGCAGGCGTAACAAGGACAGGCGCCTTTGCAAGGGCAATCCTGGGGCCCGCAGCAGCCGCAGGAGGGAGAAGGCGAGGGCGACTCGGCGGTCTCTCCGATCAGACAACGGCCGCCCTGGCACGATGCGCACGGCGGACCGGCCAGTGCCGGCAAGGCCAGCAGGAACAAGGCCACGATGGCCAGAAGTACACGCAGCGTTCGATTCCTTTGCATGGGAAGAATCCTTTCAAAGGGTTAGCGGAGCTGCGTCAGGGCAAAACCGTCTGCCAGGCGCTCCGCAAACGTGTGGCCTTCAAAACGACCTGGTTCGATGGCGGCCGCCCGATGCACTCGGTCCCTGGCCGCGAGCCGGACGGGATCGCACCAGTGCCGTGCCCAAAGATACGGGCGATGCTCCACGTCGCGGCCGAGATGCTCTCCACAGATGGGGCAATAGTCGTCCATGTCAGTCATTCGAACTCGGGGGCATGGCTTGCCGTCTCGCGGCTGGGGCAAGTTTGGGTTTTCTCGTAAGTGAAGATTGCTGGCGTGAATGGCCGGGCCAGGCGCGTTCGTTCAGGCAATCTCGAGGCGGTAGATAATGGGGTTGCTGTCACCAGGTCCCAGAGATTCCGCACCCTGCGCCAGGATCAGCACGTCCCGCGAGGCTGGCCGGAAGACGGCCCCGGTGATCAGGTGGCCGCAATTCCAGGCCATGGATGGGAATTGGGTGCCAAGGCTGAACGTGCAGTCGGGCCGGGCTTGCCAGGGTTGAAGCTGGCCGGTTGCCACGGCCGCGAGCGTCGCCAAACCGTAGACGTAGACCACGTCCCGGCAGTGCTGCGCGTGTTGACCTTTGGCGCCGGCGTTGCAATCGGCCTGGAGCGTGCCGCCGCCGGCGCTCTGTTCCTTGCCGTTGCCGTACCAAAAAGCTCCGTAGCCCTGGCTGACGAAGACGAGCAAACCTTGCTTGTCCGGCAAATCGATAAAGCAGCCGGCGCGCGCATAATCCGCTGAGCCCCAAACGCCGACGCCATCCGCAGCCACAGGACCAAATTGATGTGTGCCGGCAGGGCAGGGATAAAAGATCTGTCCGGGAGTCCCGCTGTAAATCGTGTAGTCTCCCGGCCGCGGCAGCCGGGTGCCGTAGGGATTGGTGCGATCGGTCGAGGACTCAGGGTAGTCGAGAAGCGTCTTGGAGGTGAGCGTTAGCGACATCGCGGTTGCCGGAGTATCGACGGCAAGCGCATTAGGCCCGAAGCTGCAATGGCTCGCCCCAGAGGTCACGCCGGCGCCAAGGCAGAGTGTGCGACCTGAAGTGTATTTCTGGGCGAACCAGGCGGGCAGCTTGTAGGCCCATTCGCGCCCCAGTTGCGAGCTGACATCCAGGCTGTAAGGCCCGCGCGCGCTTTGGCCGCTGCCCATAAAATCGATCGCGACGAGGCAAGGGTCGGCCTTGGGCGACACGGCGTAGTTGCCGCCATAGAGGGCGTAGAGCGTGCCGCTATCCCAGAATAGTCCTTCTGTAGTCGGCGTCCCGTTATTGGGATTGACGGTGCGCAGACCGCCATAGATTGCGGTGCCATAGTTCTTGACCAGGGCAGCACGGGGAAACTTGAGTGGGTCGCTCCCGGCCGCGAGGACGTTGCTAACCTGGAGGATGTTGTTGCCGAGGCGGCCAATCGTGAACAGAGTGTTCGAGGTCGGGTCGTAAGCCAGACCGCCGTAGGGGTTGCCTTCGGTCGCCAGCTTGGGCAGCAGCTGGCCGCCGGCAAACGTGAAGTCCGCAGACTTGACCACCGGCGCGATGTCAGCAACCGACTGCGTGCCGGCGCTGGGTTTTGCCGGGGAAGTCGAGACGGGCGGATCGAACAGGTCGTATTGCTGAGTGCCGATGGAAACGGTGGAGGTAATCTCACTCATGGATGGTTACTCCTTGCTGCTGGGTCGCTGCGGCCAAAACAGATGACCGCACAGAACGCCCACGGCAAAGGCAATGAGCGGTGTTCCCTGGGAGGCGAACAATACGCGCCGGCTGATCGTCGCGTCCACGCCCCACAGAGCGTAGGCGAGGACGTCGTAGGCGATCATGACGACCGTGAACGAGAGGATGACAAGCCAGGTAATCAGGTTGCCGCGTTGGTTCATGGTTGGATGTGCTCCCGTTGGATTTCGTGCCAGGTTTTGCCGCCGTCGCTGGATTCCTCGAGGAGAACATCGTGGCCCTTGGGCACCGGGGCTCGGGGGTCGGAGGCGGGCGGCCGAGGCTCGGGGCTGGGGGGTCGGGAATCGGAAACGGCGGGTCGGAGATCAGAGGTGGGCTTGTAAAGCGCGAGGCTGGCCCAGGTCCCGCCAACGACAAGGGCGGCGCCGAGGACGACTGCCAGGGTGAGCTTGGCTGCGCCGCCGCCCTTGTCGATCATGTTCATGTGAATGCCTTGCCGGTCCATGAGCGGCCAACCGAACTTGGGAGCGGCATTGGGATCCATGCCCATCGACCGGTAAGCCGCCATGGTGGCTAACTCCTTGTCGCACGCGAGATGAAAGGTTTGCAGCGCGTTGTCGAGCGCGGTCTCCGTTTGCACCATGTTGGCCAACCAGAGGAACAGGCGCTCTTTGAAGTTCAGCGCGGCCATGCGGCCCTCCAAGGGAGGATGGGAACGGTGTCGGGGGATCAGGAGGCGCGGGACTCGGGAAGAACCCCAGAGCCTCGGGCCGGAAGCTGGGAACTTTGGTTCCGGACACCGAGACCCAGGGCCACGCCTTCGACTTGTCTACTTCTGGGTAGGCGGCGTCTGCGTTGCCGGCGTTACATGGGCCAGATTCATCAGGGCCATGGACAAAACGCTTGCCAACGAAGAGATGGCGCCGGCGCCGGCATTCTCCGGCTGACCCGCTGCCTTGAGCGTTTGAATGCTCGCGGCTTCCACAGGATTGGATTGTGCGGCACGCACGCCGAACATGGCCGAGAGCCGGCCGCTGTTTTCGGTGGCTTGCTGAATGGATAGGTTGCCGATCTCGTTGAGGCGGGCCATGGCGCCGGTGAAGACCATCTGCGGGTCGAACCCGCTGTTGTTGCCGCTCACCGTGACCGTGGGAGTGGCGCCGCCGGTTGCCGTCGTGTCGGGCATGGGAAATAAACTCCTCTGCTAAGGGTTATTGGTTGCGGGGACAATCCGTATCCGCTGGATCTTGCCCGCGTTTGCTGCTGATTGTTGTTCGAGTGCCTCGATGCGTTTCAGGAGTGGGTTCAGGTCCGGTGGGTTGCCGGAAGGACCGGGTGGGCCCGCGGGACCGGCGGGACCCACCACGCCGTCCCTGCCGTCCTTGGCTGAGGGGCGATTCTTCAAATCGTTCACCTGCGTTTGCAGGGCGTCTAGCTGCTTGCTGACCTTATCCAGTGCGGCCAGCGCGGAAGAAAACTCCTGAGCCGGTGTTGGTGACGGACCGGAAGGGGGAAGCACAGGAGGAGTTGGTCCCACCGGCCCAGGAGTGGAAGGAGAAACGGGAGATGACGGTTGCTGAGGTCGCCGCAGATGCGGGAACCAGCGAAAGCATTTCTCATCGAGGAAGCGCTGAATATCGGCAACGCCGGTCACGCTGGAGGTTCGGCCATCGCTGCCCCAGAGCACGCCGACGAGAGCGCCGTCGGCTGAGCGGAAGACACCGCTGCCACTATCACCTTGCTGGACGGGGAAACTGAGGCCGAGCACGGTGGCGCTGCCGGCTCGACCGACGATGCCGAGCGCTTGCCCGGCCCGCGGCACCGGCCCGTGACCATGTGGGTAGCCGACTTGATACACCTGTTCGCCGCGCGCGATCGGGCTAGCCGCGACGCTTGTCATGGGCGTGCTTGCACCGGCCTGGATGGCTACAGCGGCGAGGTCGGCCTGGCTGTCGCTGCCCAGATACGATGCTTGCAGGCGTTGACCATCCGGAAAGGTGACGACAAGCTGTCCGACGCCGTCCGAGAAGAGATGTTTGCAGGTGATCACGCAACCATACGTCCCTTCCCTGGCAATGACGGTGCCGCTGCCCGATTCCACGAGATTGCCGCGATAGTTCTCGATGCGCACGCTGCAAGCGATGCAGCGCGGATCGACATGAGGGTTTTGGGAAGACGGGCGAGGGGCGAGGGCCCAGGGGGCGTATTCGCCCACGGCGGGCGGTGCGAACTGCACCGAGGGCGGCTGGCCCCAGGGTGAACAGCGCCCGCCCGGACACTGTGCTGGTGCCAGCGCAGGGAAGGCGAACAGCACGAGGAAGACTACGGTGTGTTTCATAGAGTCGCCCTCTCCAACAGGTCGTGTTCCGCACGCGCCTCTTTCTCGGTGGCGTGCCAGCTTTCGTTGAGAGTCTCCCATGGCCGGCCCACGTGCTTCCGCTGACGTTGCACCTGGAACAACAACGAGCGCGTTTCGGTATCGCCGCGGAGGCCGACCCAGCTGGTAACGATGCAGACAGCCGGCGTGTCGGTCCGGCAGACGACGGCATACCTGCGATCGCGAAATTTCGCGGCCCATTGCTCCTTGGAGATTGGCCGGCCCGTTCGATCGAAGTAGCGCATCGCCAAGTACCCATTGGTTCCAGGATTCAGCCCTTCTCCATTGCGGTGGAGAGAGGTCGTCGTGCATCAGTCCTTTGCCCCACAGCTGCGACAAACCCAGGCCGGTTCGTCCCAGAGGCCTGGCCGCAGGCGCCGGCCACATGCCCGGCAGCGCGGCTGCAAGCGCTCAATGACCAGGGCCACTTCCAGTGCCAGCGCAATAGCTAGCAAAAGCGTGAAGGCGACGAGGTAGCTCACCAGGGAGTCTCTGGGAATTTCGGTCCCGTCGCGGTCGCGGGGCCGCCGAGTTTGAGGTTGGTTCGGCCGTGGCAGTATTTCCACACAGTCATGGCCGCGACGATGCCTGCGGCAATCTTCGAGAAATTGCCGGAAAGCAAGCCAGTATCGGCAGCGCCTAGCAAACCGGCGGTGTGCAGCGCGTTGGGGATGGCGACGAAGAGCGTCAGCCAGAATTCTGTCGTCTGCCAGCCGGGCTTCCCCGGGGCTTTATCAGGAGTCGAGACAGTTGTCTTGGGTTGCTCGTCTGGCATGGGTTTCTCCTACCGTGCTTCCTTGTTGTCCAGGAGCTTGTCGATTTTGTTAGTGAGGCGGTCGATGTTGCCGTCCATGCGGTCAAGCTGCAGCTTTTGGGTCTCGATATGCACCTTGAGGGCGGCTAACAGTTCCGCATGACCAAGGACCGTGTGCACCAACCCGCCGCCGCCGGCGAGGAACGCCCCGGTGATGATGCCGATGGCGATGCGTATGCCGATTTGCGAGGGGTTGGTTGCACCGTTGTCGCCGTTGACTGCTGCCATGACGTTCTTCTCTCGGGTGAGAAAAGGCGGGCCGGGTTGCATCCTTGCTGGACCTTCGTGGCCACCCGGCCGCCGTACGTTCTCTTCGCCACCAAACTAGCCCGCATAAGACGACTTCTGCCAGAGCCGTAGTGTGATATTTTTCGAGAAAAGTGGTCGCGCCGATTGGATAAACGCCATGAGTAGGAGTAGCGGCCTGGTTGAAGGGTCATTGAGGCAGCGCGCAACCGGCCGAGAGATATTTATGTGACGGGTGGGTTGCTCTCGACAGTCCCGAATGAAAATCGACGATTGTTCGCCAGCTGCTCGACCCCCTGTCCCCCCACTGACTGACCCGTCGCCGTCTCCAGCGCAACGAACCGGTCTTTGCAACAGCTGCAAATGTGCGGCAGTTAGTGCAATGCTGTCTCAAAGTGCCTTACCAAGGTCAGTCTTTCCCGCCCCTGGCGTGTAATCCGGCCGACGCCCTAAGTTTTTTGTCACTTTCTTACCTCCGCCTCTTGCGAAACGAGAGCGGTCGAGGCTTGAATGGAACCATGACGATCACGGACGATCTCCTGAGACAAACGCACGTCGTTCAAGAAGACTTCACCCGCGCCCCGGGTCCCCTCGAAGTCGATCGCGCTACCGGCATCATCTTCGGCGTCAAGGTTTTGGGCTGGGAGTCGGACAACGGCCGGCGCTACCTACCCGAAGCAGGACAGCTCGCTGTGCCGCTCTACGAGGGCTGCAAGGTCTTCCTCGATCATCCCGACAAACGCGCCTTGCCGCGCGGCGATGAGGATGCCTTCGGCCGGCTGCTGGCCGTGCGCTGGGAGCCCGACGGCGTCTATGGCGACCTGCATTTCTTCAAGTCCCATCCGCTGGCGGAGCGCGTCTGCGAAGACGTGGAGCGCGGCCTCGGTGTCTTCGGCATGTCGCACAATGCCAAGGGCGAAGGCGAGAGCGTCGATGGCACGTTCGTCATCCATCGGATTGTTGAGGTTCGGTCCGTCGACCTGGTCAGTGAACCGGCCACCGTGAAAAATCTTTGGGACAGCAAGATGCCTACCCGTTGCGAACGCATCCGCACCATCCTCGAATCGAAGCTGCTCACGCCCGGGCAACGCCATTCCCTGAAAAAACTCCTGAAGGCGAGTAAGGGCGACGACGGCGAAAAGCCACCCACGCACCACGACCACTTACTCAACGCCGTTGAGGCTTGCCTCAAGGAGGACATGGATCCGCACGAACGCCACCACAAGGTGAGCCGGATCATGGAGCTCCTCAATCCCAAGCCAGCGTGCAAGCAGCTCGAGGAGGACGAAGCGGATGAAGAAGAAGGCCAGATGCGCGACGACAAGGCCGACGTCGAGCGCGACGATGACCGAACCGATCGAGGCGACAAAGACCGCCCCGACTTCACGGACGAGGCCCGGTACGAGCTTGAAGATGATTTGGCCGACCTGCGGCTCGACCGGACGATTCAGCAGCTTTGCGAAACTCGAAGTATCCCATGCACCGACGAGCTGCTCGAGACACTGACTGCAATTCAGGACGAAGACCGGATTGCACGCCACCTCGATTATCTGAAGCAACTGCGCAGGCGGCCAAGGACCACCAGGCAGGCACGCAGCCAACTTGGCCCGCCGCAGCCGCTGCAAGAATCAATCCATGCCACGATTCCCCGAGACGCCAAGAGTCGGCTGCAGTGGCTGATGAACTGAGTACGCACCTCGTTCCAAGGCTTTGCCTTGGAACGCACCGCTCGGACAAGCTTTCCATCGTGAGAACGCCGAAGCATCCACGGCGCACGGCAGGCAGAGCCTGCAAGACGGTGCGTTTCGAGGCAGAGCCTTGGAACGAGAATCGAGGAAAACGACAACCCCTGAGAGGTAAACTCCACTCCCCTAACAAGGACGTTTTCGCATGTCTCTGACACCCGGCGGATATCGGTTTCAATACCCTCCCGGATTTACGTTCAGCAAATACCTCCCGCCCGCCAGTCTGCAAATCGAGGCGGGCGACCTGCTGTACTGGACCGGCAGCGTCGCGCAGCCATTGTCGAGCAAGACGCTCCTGGGTAGCCAGGTGCTCGATCAGGCTGCCGTCAAGCCGCTCTTTCTGGGCGTTGCGGTCAGCGGGCGCATTACCGCCCAGAGTACGAGCGTCTGGCCCATCGATTACGTCGAGGCAGCATCCAATTGCCTCTACCTGGCGGATTGTGCCAGCGCTACCTGGGAAGTCGGCGACCTCGTCGGCGTCGTGCGCAACGGCGGCGCGACGGCGCTGCAAGATCAGCAGGTCGTCAAGGTTTCCTCCGACAACCTGGCGGTCGGGCAGGTGTTTCGCCGGGAACCGAGCGCCGTTACGCAGGTGCTTTGCAGGCTCTGGGGAAAAGGCGACCCGCTCGGCGACCTGAATCGTTACGGCTTGGGCGGCAGGCAGGGGACAGGCGTCACTGCCCTCTCGGACGGCAACCAAACGCTCGACCCATCGTACACGCCCATCCTGTCGATGGTGCCCACGGCGGCCCGCACGGTAAAGCTCCCGGTCGAGGCGCAATCGTCTGGGCTGGAATTTCGCTTCACGAACCTATCGGCGGGCGCTAACAGCGTCACCTTCCAGGGCTCGGCCGGCGGCTCAATCAACGGCAACGGCGTCGTGCCCCAGAACAAGAGCGGCATCTTCTGGTGCGACGGGACCGTGTGGTACGGCACAGTCAGTGCGTAGCAGTGGCAGTGGGTAGTGGCGAGTGGTGCGTGGCGAGAGCGTTTTCCTCACCACTACTCACTCGCCATTACCTACTACTCACTCACCACTCACCACTACCCACTACAGCAAGGACGCTTCGATGAATCTTTTCAAAACACGTCAGCTCTATGAATCACGCCGCGGGGCCAGTGCGGCTGGGCGAATCGAGTTCGTCAACGAGTGCCGGCACTGGCTCGGACTCTGCGACGATCACGGCAACGATCACAAAGACCCGGCCGGCAACCGCATGCTCAGGGACCGGCAGATCAAGGCCGAGCAGTTTAGCGTCGCCGAGCTGGCCGAGGCCATCGTCGGGGCCAATTGGCGCTTTTTCTTCGATCCCGCCAACCAGGGAAGCATGTCCGGCGCCCTGCAGCACCGCATGCTCGTCGAGCAGCAGTATCCTGGCGACCGGCGTGCCCTGCTCGAAGCGACCGGGGTCGGCGTCGATCCGACTGCTTTCCTGGACATCAACGCCTTCACCTCCGTGGTCGGCGGCCTGATCGAGGTGAAAATCCTGGAGAACTTCCAGAGCCCGATGTTTCTGGCCGAGGCCCTCATGCCTGCGATGCCGACAAAACTCAACGGCCAAAAAGTCTTCAACGCGGCACGCATCGGCGACCACGCCATTCGCAGGGTTCCCGGCGAGCCGCACGCCCGAGCCCAGTTCGCCGAGCGTTACGTGACCACGCCCGCCACACGCGAGAACTCGCTCGCCGTCGACGTTTACAAGGAAACGGTTTTCTACGACCTGACCGGAAACATTCTCGAGATGGCGGCGAGCGTTGGCGAATGGCTCGGCTACCGCAAGGAACTGGACGTGATCGACTGCTTCATTGGCGTCACCAGCCAGAGCAGCGGTGTCAGCGCGTTCAATTACGGCGGCACGACCTACAACGCGTACTCCGCGAGCCAGACAATAGGCAAGAGCACGCTCGTCAACCAGCAGTCTAACGCGCTCAATGACTGGACTAACATCGAGTCAAGCTGGCTGCTGTTCGCCCGCATGCAGGACCCAGAGACAGGAACGCGCGTGCTGACCAACCCCAACGTCATCGTGGTCAACCCGGCGAAGCTGAACACGGCTAAGTTGATCCTTGGCGCAGCCCGCACCGAGGTACGCACGTCCGGCGGCACCACGCAGGCGACAGCGCCGACGTTGCAGGTCCGCGATACCCCGGGCGCTCCCTACGGCAACGAAATCGAGGTTTACTGGTCGCCGCTCATCGAGCAGCGCTGTACCGATGCCACCGGCCTGAACTTGTCGCAATCCAACGCCAACCTCTACTGGTGGCACTTCGAAAGAGGCAGGCCGTTCAAATACATGCAGAATTGGCCGTTGACAACGTGGCAGTTCAGCGGCGGCCAGTACGAACTCCTCGACAAGGGCATCGTGGCCACCTACGGCGCCAACGAGCGCGGCATCCCCAGCGTTTGGAGCCCGTGGCACGTGGTGAACAATACGAACTAATGGTCAGTTTTGGCTCACTTCTCCCCGGTACCAGGGGAGAGGCTATAGGACCCATAGGTCCCATAAGACCCATACACCCTCTTCCCTGTACTCAGTGGAGGGGCAGGCAAGACCCAGGAAACTGATCGTTGAGAGCTACAACATGGCGATAGTTGACAACCTCACAACCGCGTACACGAACTACAGCCTGATCCTGGTGGCGCTCACCCAGGTCATCGCCAACCCAAGTCAGGCCAACATCGAGGCGGTCGTGCTGGCGGCGACGAATGCCGGCGTGGTCACGCCCAAGCCGACCTACAGTGTGGACGGCAAGAACTACGACTGGGTCGGTTATCAGAAATTCATCATCGATTCGATGGATACGCTGCGGCAGCGTATCCAGGATGAAGGCGGTCCTTTTCAGCTCGTAACGCGAGGCATTGGTGGCTAATCAATCGTTGACATCAGCGGTCGTGAACGTGGCAACCTCCGGCGACAATGTCATCGTGACGGGTGTGGCCGGCAAGATCATCCGCGTCCTGAACTTCGTGCTGCAGCCGTCGGCGATGGTGGCGTGCACCTGGAAGGACGGCTCGACCGCCTTGACCGGACCCATGAGCGTGAGCACATCGGGCCTTTATCCCGGCTGGGTTCCGCCCCAGGCGGGAGGGTTGACGGTAGGGCACTTCGAAACAACGGCGGGAAACAGCTTGGTGCTGAATCTCGGGGCTAACACCCAAGTCAGTGGCTACGTCAATTACCTACTCGCTCCGCAATAAGCGGACCATACCAAGGAAGGTGACTCATGGCTTTAGGACGACGTTACAGCATCTGGGGGCAGCGGGCTTGCGCGGCCTCGGCCCCGCAAACCATTATCGGCGTCACGGCGACCACGGCGGTGCGCCCGTTCTGGTATGACATCATCATTGGCAGCTCGGCCACGCCCGCGGATAACGCGATCCTCTGGGAAGCGCAGCGCTATTCGGCGGCCGGCACGGGCGGCAGCACGACGAGCCCCACCGCGCTCGACCCAGGCGACCCGACCAACCCGACCAGCACGTCGGTGCAGAACAATTCCACGGACCCCACCTACACTTCGAACACGATCCTGTTCTACGTGGCCTTGAACCAGCGCGCGACGCATCGCTGGATCGCCGATCCGAACGGCCCGATGATTACGCCCGCAACAGCCAATAACGGCATCGGCATGTGGGCCACGAACGCCTCGTTTACCGGCAACATCAACATGACGCTGCACTTTGGAGAGTAGGGAAAAGGGAATAGGGGCGAGGGGCGAGAGAAATGAAGGGCTTCGCCCGTCAATGCCGCGATAACAGGCGGCAGAGCCGCCCTCGTGTCCCTCGCCCCGAGTCCCCAGCCCCTAGCCCCACTTGAGGAACCATGGCGCGTATTTGTCCATCTTGCAAACTTGCGTTTCGGGCGCACGATCCCGGCGTGGACGTGCAAATCCCGCAAGGTCAGGAGAACGTCCAGTGGGTGGGATTCATTTCTCCGCCGGCAGGCGGGTATCAAGTCTGCAATGACTGCCTGAAGATCATCGCGCCGGAGCGCTGGCAGCCGCTGCGCATGCCCGAGCGGTCCATCCACACCGCGCTCAGTCGCATGTACTGCGCTCTCTGCAATAACTACGCCCGCGAGGATCAAGACCCTGGCGAAAACGGCGTGCTGCACGCGATCCGTCTCACCGAAGAGGACGTGGCTGGCACGGGAGAGAAGCCGGGCGTGCGCCTGTGCTGCCACGATTGCTTGCTGAAGTGGCGACCAGTTGTCTTCGAGCGCTGGCAGCGCGAGTTGATCGTGAACCCGGTCGGGCTGTTAGAGGATAAGCAAACGGGCATCTGGCACCTGGTGCATGGCGGCATTCACGGTCAAGGCAAAAACAAGCGGGCAGCCGTGGACGATTTTGTTGGCCTGGGCGGGATCATGGCTTGGCCCGCGGAAGAAACCCTTGGTGAATACAACCTCGTATGATCGGCACCATCCAAGACTACCGAGACAGCCTGATTGGCGTACCCATGTGCAAGCCGCGTGGAGCGACGGGCTCCGTCCTGATCTCCACGCCCTTTGACAGCGACCGGGTTGTCGAACGCGAAATGGTCATGTGCTGCCACTGCGGCGGGCACTGGCTATGGGTCAAGGGGAGCGGCCGGCGGCGTGGCTGGTGCATGCGTTGCAGCGGGTTCACTTGTGGACAGCGCGCATGCGATGCGTGCGTGCCGATGGAACGTCAGATCGAAAACATGGAAGCGGGCCGCGATAGGCTTTCGATGCCGATCTGGGCGGCGATGCCCAAGGAAGTCAGCGCGGGCGGAATTCTGTTGGGGTGATTCGTGCCGAATCCAGCTATTGTACAATCTGTGAAAGCCGGCACGACGATCTCCGCCGTCAGTAGCCTGACGTTCAACGTCAGTGCCACAAGCGCGGGCAATCTCCTTTACGTAGCACTCTCTTTCACGGGCAATCCGCCTACGATTACGCCCCCCAGTGGCTGGTCGTTGCTCAATTCTAATTCGTCGGGCGCCAACGGTTACGGCATATCGGTCTATTACATCGCCAACGCTTCGAGCATAACCAGCGCGCTCTTCAGTTTCTCTTCATCGGTACAGGTAGAGGGGGTCTTTGCGGAAATCTCCAACGCGAACGCGGTTGATCAGAGCAACACGTCCGCTGGCACCGTGTCCAACTCGGAAATCTCTGCCACCATCGTGCCAACGCAGGCTCCGTCGATTGCGATGGCGGCGTTCTCAAATAATGGCGATGGTGGGAATACTCCCACAAATAGTTACACGCTTTTGCAGAGCAAGGTCAACAATTCAACCAGTTGCGCAATCGACACAGCTTATCTCGTTCTCACCTCAAGCGGCTCTGGAACTTCGACTTCTCTCACTTTGGTGAATGGCCCCAACAATTATGGCGGCTCGATATCCAATTTCTACCAGGTCGCCGTCGTCAACTTGACGACAATGTTCTTGCCGCAACCAGAAGTGCCGGCGAACAGTTGGCGGCAAATGCGCGATGCGTCCGTCAATGCACGAGCGCAGACGTATTTCGATCCAACACAGGCATGGTTTCTGAGCGATCCCTTCAAGGCGCTGGCCAATCCTGTCGAATGGGACCACCAGCCCATCGAATACCCGTATGCGTCCTTCCACATGATGGCCAGGCCGACTCACCCAGACCCGTTTTATGCCGATCCGACGCCTCAAGCGATCTTGCCGGCACTCCCCCTTACCCCAGGGTGGACGCAACTTCCGCCGGAGAAGCCGATCAGCCGGGCCTTTGCCCCAGCTCGACCCGACGCCACTACTGTCTGGCCGATCTACCCGGATTGGTCTTCTCCAGTGCAGGCCGAATCTTTTTGGCACGGCAACTATGAGCGTGCGCCTCGACAGTCCAACGTCCGTAGCGGGCCGGAAATTCATGTGACGCTGCCGTATCCCAACGACGCAGTGCAGAATCTTCCGCCGAAGTACGATCAGGCCGTTCGCACACGGCAACAGCGCCCCGTGCTTTACTCCGACATGGTGCTGATCCCCAATATCCAGCCGGTGGTCCTGGAGATCAACCACGCTTACGACGTGCAACCAATGCCGCCAAGCCGAGGTGCATGGTTCAGGCCGGTCATTGCCGGTGGGATGGAGCGCACGGCGACCGTGCTGGTCGAGGTTCTGGAAGATGTGCTGCAAGTCTGGAATCTCCAGCAGACGCAACCAACCAGGCCGTCAAGGCTGCAACCGCAACCCGCCTATCAACACGAATTGAGCGTTACGGCGCCGGCTCAGGTTCCCCCCATGATTCCTTACTTCGTCGTGCCGCAAGTGCCGACGCGCCCGGCCCGGCCGGACAACATAGGCGAGACGGTGACGCGCCTGGTTCCCTATGAGGAAACAGTCAGTACTGTTCAAGGCTGGCATGTGCCCGCTGCAAGTCCATTGCCGCGACAGGCGCACAGGCCGTTCATGCAGCAGGACACGACACCTACCCTGGATTTTGCCGTCGATCTTGCACCATTCCGGTGGGACAGTCCCTCGGCTGTACCGCCGCGACGCACGCCGAGTCTCCCTGGATTCATGCAGGCAGGGCCCATGCTGAATCCCACCGATCTCGACCAGGCGCTCTTTGAGGTCTGGCAAGGACAAACGCAGGTGCCCGTTTCGCGGCGCGGCCCGATGCAGCCGCCCGCGCCTGCCGAGCTTTCAGTCACGGCGCCTGCGCAGATACCGCCCATGATTCCCTACTTCGTGAGCCCGGCGGTAAGCCCGCGACAAGCACCACTCCGGCTCTATGCGGATTCGGCAACCAAGGTAACGCCGTTCCTCGAGGACCCGGCTGTACTGGAAATTGTCGGCACGACGACTACCCCGTTGCCGATCCGGCCGGCGGTTCGCCAGCCGCAAGGCGAAAGCGCCTTTGTGTCCACGTTCCAGCTAGACCCTGCGTTGTCGCGAGGCTGGGATGTGCCGCAGGGTCTTCCTCGGAGCATGCCCGCGCGCCGCGAGGGCCAGAACGTATACCCGATCATCGCTCCCGACAATGTTCCTTCTCTAAGATCGTGGGATGTCGCGCCGCAGCTTCCCGTAAGGCAGGCTGCCAGTGCCCGTCCAGCTGTCTACGAGTCGCCGGCCCTCTGGGCGTGGACGCAGCTCACCGTCGATCAATTGCAAGCCTGGCATACTCAGCAGCAATCACTGCCGCTTCGTCAGGGCAGGCGACTGGACTTCCCTGAATCGCGCAGCCCCATTCAGGAGACGGATGCCGCCAGCTTCGAGGCGTGGCAGGGGCAGCAGCAGGTGCCGGCCGGCCTTTGGGTGCCGGTCTCGATGCGACCGGCGCTTTCTGCGGAAGGACAGAGCGCGCCGTCCTGGCACGCGGCCAATGTGGTGATCGTGTCCGGACCCTATTGGGCCGTCGCGGCACAGATCTTTGTGGCTGGAGCGGTACAAGCGGAGATCGAACCATTATGAGCAGTGCCATTGGCCAGGTTACGACGCAAGCGGTTGCCGGTCATTCCGGGATCGTGCTCATGGCGCGACTGGTCGGCCAGGGCGGTTTGCCCGTGACTCAGGCGACGATTAACTCCGTGGAAGTCCAGGTAACGGATTTGACCTTGGTTCAAAACGGCCAGGCGGGCAGCGTGAATACGTATACGCCCGCGGTTGCCAGCGTAATCTTCAACGCACTCCAGCAAACACCGCCCTGGAGCCAGGACAACCAGTATCAGCCCGGAACTGACGGCCTGTGGGGCTACAACTTCTTGTACGTCGTACCGGCGGTGAATTTCGAGAACAGCGGAGATACCTTCCAAATTGATGTCGCCTTTGTGCCGGCGGCGGGCGAACAGTTTGAGGTTTCGTTCCTTGTGCCAACGGTAAAAACCTTTATCTAGTGGCGAGTGGATAGTGGTGAGTGGCGAGAAAGTATGCTCTCGCCACTCACCACTACTCACTCACCACTACCCACGTGCCATGCAACTGAATCTGAGTGCCGACCCGAGCGTCTGGGACAATGTCGAAAGCGTGACGTTTCAGTCCACGCGCAAAGGCAACCGCACGACCACACTCAACGGCGTGCAGCGCACCACCCTCAGCAAGAAAGAACTGGCTGCCTCCGGAGGCGTGTATTCCGCACTGGATCTGGTTTTTCTGATTCCGGCCGTCAGTCTGCCGGCTGGTTGGTTGCCCAAGCCGGCGGATGTCATCACGGACTCATTGAACACAGCCTTCACGGTTTTGGAAGCAGACGGCCAGGTACGCGACGGAACTGCATTCCAGACCTGGAAGTTGATTTGCCGCGACCCGATTATTGCCTACGATCTGCAAGACCTGATCAACATCGAACGGGCCGCGCTTTCCGCCGATGACACCGGCGCTGTCGTCAAGACTTTTCCACCGGCCGGCGGACAAACGCTCTATCAGAATCTTGCCTGCCGTGTCCAGGTAGTCAACGAGAGCGTGGGCGATCAGCGCCTCATCCACGCGGTCGAAGGTTCGTATGCGGTCCATGTCTCGAAACAGCTCAGCGTGAATGTCGCCGAGGATCGGATCAAATGGGCGCCACAGGGCGGGCCGGTGACCTACTACCTGGATCTGATCGCCTATCACGATGCCCAGATGATCGACCAATTGCCGATCCTGGAAGCGAGGCTCCGCCCATGATGCACGGCGAGATGAAATGGGATGACGACGTGCTGGAGTCAGTCTTCGAGACCGGCTACCAGAACCTTGTGGAAGTCGCGTTCCTCGTTGGACCGCAGTCAAACGAGGTGCCCAAACCGCCCTCTCGTTTAACCGCGAGCCAGCGGCGAGCGCGCCAACAGACTGGACGCTCTTTCCTTCTGTTCACGCGCTCGCCGCTGGCTCGCGGCTAAACGAGGGTCCCCAAAAGGAGCGCGCCAACAGACCGGACGCTCTTTCCTTCTGTTCACGCGCTCGCCGCTGGCTCGCGGTTAAACGATATTCCCAAACGGTGGCTCGAGAAACAGGCAAAGCATGACCGACGCGGATCGCGACACGGCTGATGCCGTGATCAGCCTCTGGAGGCAGACCAAAGCACTGTCGGTGCTCTTTCAAGTGCCGCCGACGTGGGACAGCGTGCGCAAGAGCGATTCCAAGAATGCCGTGGCCATGCCTTACGCGACCATCGAGGTGAAGAAGGGCGCTGAAAATAAGCGCCTGACCGGAGGCGTCTACCACGATTACCGAGACGTGACGATCAAGATTGCCGGGCCGATGGCAGCGTTGGGCGCGAGCGTCCAGGCGCAGCTGCCGGCAGTGTTGCCGGCAGGCCCAGTGAGCGTGATCAATGCGGCAAAGATCCTGGTGCTGTCGGTGTTCAACCTGAAACTCGGCACGCCCAACAACGCGACACTGACCTTTCCCTCCGGCGCCCGCTTCGTCCGCTGGTGGCCGCAGAATGACGGTGAAATCGCCAAAGACCCAACAGCCAAGGCCGGTCAAGACATCTGGGTTGCCAACCTCAAGGGGCAAGTGTGGTCGGTGCGAATGGATTAAGGAGCGAGCGATGAGTCCTGAAGAGACCGTAGCGAGTCTTGAGCAAGCTCAGGCCAAACTGCAAGAGAAAGCGCAAGACGGCATCCCCGTGAAGGGTGTCATCCGCAAGCAGATGAGTTTCGACATCCACTGCGGCCACTGCCCGCGCTGCGGCGTGACGTTCGCCCTCAACGACTGGGGCAGGCACCTGTGCACCTGCGGGGCCTGGCTGAATCTTAGTGGCGAGTGAATAGTGAGTAGTGGCGAGAGGGCATTTTCTCGCCACTCGCCACTACTCACTGGCCACTCATTGAAGCACGGAGGTTTTCATGGCTAATAATTTCCAGCGTGGCGATCTGTGCCCGGTAGTCTTCCAGCCTATAGGCGGGTCGCCGGTAACTCTCAATATCACGTCGCACAACGTTGATTTCACATCGACGTTGTTCGAGGTCACCCACACCGGCCTGAACGGGGCTGGCGTGGCCCGCATTGCCGGTAAACAGGATGCGAGCGGCACGGTGAAGGCGGATTACGATTCGGATCTTTCGCCCTATGCCGCCAGCCCGAACATCCGCAACGGCGTGTCGGGCGTGATCCTGTTCTACGTCGGTGCGCCCACGGCACCCGTTGGCGTAACGGGGCAACAGCCGCCCGTGCAAGGCAAGCCTCTGCAAGTGCCCGTGATTATCGAAAAGGTTCACTACGAGTCTGCCGTGCACAACCAAGTCAAATTCTCGTTTGAGGTGAAGCTCAACGTGATTGCCGGTCTCGCCGGAACGAGCAATCCGCCATTGCAGATCGTCTACCCGGCCAATTAGTGGTGAGTGAATAGTGGTGAGTGGCGAGAAAATACATCTCTTCACTACTCGCCACTACTCACTATCCACTACTCACTACCCAGGAGTTGCACGTGCTCGAACTAGGAAGGGAAGTTGTTGTTGAAGCTTTGGGGAAGAAATGGACGATAGGCAGGCTGACGCTGCGCATCGTCAAGGAGTTCAAGCATTACCTCGAGGAGCTGGTCGGGGATCCCTATGCACAGATCGACGACAAGCACTTTGATCTGTTGCCGAAAGAGGAGCAGCTTGCCCTGCTGAAAGAGGCGAAGCAGGCCAAAGACGATTTGGCCTGCTTCTCGCTGAATTGTCCTCTGGCGAAAAAATACCTTGCGCGCGAAGAGGGTGTCGCCAGGTTCGGGCAGCTCATGCTTCAGCAGAGCCATCCGGACATCACTCCCGAGGACGCCTTCGACGTCTGGATGGCCGTCGGCCAGGAAGAGATGCAGAAGGCCCTCCAGAAAGCGCAGGGATCGCTCCCAAACGCGGAGGCGGCCGCTTAGGCGGCCGGCCACAGGCTCCGGACTGGGAGACGATCTACAGGCGGTTGCTGCACGGCAGCACCGGCTACAACACGGTCGAGAAAATCGAGAGCTGCACACTGACGGAATTGGCGTTGGCGCTCGATGACAATTTTGATCCATCTCGGCCGCCCAGTGGCTTCCCGGCAATGTCGGCGGCCCAAAGCCGGGCGTATCAAATGTGGTGGCGCGGCTTGACACCTCGGGAACGATTGGACGCTATCAGGCGCGGGCAGGCGTGACATGCTTTCCAAATTGCTCAGCGAGTTTGTTGTCCAATTCGTTGCCCAGGGGACAGAGACCATCCAGGCATCGACGGAACGCGTCAAGGACACGCTGGTGACGTTGGGCCAGACAGCCGACATCGTCGGCCGGTCGATCGACAAGAGCCTGGCCGGTGCCGTGCCGACAGGTGCGATCCAACAAAATGCGGCGCTGCTTCAGGCGTCGTTGTCGGCGATTGCTGGACAGGCGGAAGCAGCCGGCGAGGCGCTCGGCAAGGTGAGCGTGCCGGCGCAGGCTGCACAGAGAACCTTGCTGCCGGCGATCGGTACGCCAGGGCCAGGGTCGACCAGCTCCTCCGGGTTGGAATCGGCTCTGACGGGCCTGACAAAACAACTGGGATCGGCGACATTCGCGGCCGCACCTCCTCGACATGTGCACCCAGCTCATCCCCCAGGATCGTCAACGGCAACAACTCGACGGCCAGCACATGGTAGGTTCAGAGTCGGACCACCACCACAGCTACCCGCAACGCCACCCGAATTCGGCACCAGCACTGTAGCCGCCGAAGCTGTCACTCAGCTCACGGCCGCCGCTCAGGCAACGAATTTGTGGACTAACCACAATAGCGCCCTCAGTAATAGCCTGCAGCAGATCACCAGAACACTTGGCGGGATGTATCAACAGCTGATCCCGACTGTCCAGTTGGCGACCGAGCCAAAAAGCGGATCGTTCTTCGACAAGTTGACTGCAAGCCTGGCGGAAGCTCAGAAAGGCGTCACCGCATTCGGCGGCTATGCAGCGCAGGCCTTTGATCGTCTCACCGGCAGCGTGATGGGCTGGGTGCAGGCGGGCCTCGCCGGCAGCATGACGGGTGACATGCTGAACCTCCGCATGACGCAGCTTGCCCAAGCGATCGGCGGGTTGTTCCGTCCCGAGATTGACAAAATCATCGGACGCATCACCCAGCTGAATGACTGGATCCGCAGCCTGACGGACGCGCAGAAAGAGAGCATTGTCCACTGGATCGAGGCGGCGGCCGCCGGGCTCGGCATGGCGGCCATTCTGCCGCGTGTCGTGGCGGGGATCGAAGCGGCCATCGGCGCCACGAAGGCATTGGGGGTGGCCATTGGATTGCTGGAGGCTGAGACCGCTATCGGGCTCATCCTGCCTGTCATTGGGGCGATTGTAGCCGGCGTAACTGCCTTGGCGGTTGGAACCGAGACCGGGCGCGCAGGTATTGCTGCCATCTGGGAAGCGCTCAAGCCCGTCGTCGATGCCGTCAAGGAACTGGGGGCCAAGCTGGCGGACGCATTTGGGCCCGTGATGCAGAAACTGATTGCTGCCCTGGGCGAACGCATCAAGGCTTTCGTCATCGACCCACTGGTGGAAACCTTGCATGTCATCACGGAGATCGTCGGTTCGCTCCAAGGTTTGTTCATGGCGCTCAAGGAATCCTTCAGCTCATTCGAAAGGGACCACCCCTGGCTTGCCGCCATCGCAAAAGGCACGTTCAACGCCATGACGCTTGGTGTGTTTGGCGGCGCGTGGCCGGAGAAAGAACCGAAACAAGGAGATCCGCGAAGACCGCTTACTGCCAAGGTTAGCGGTTTCGAAAGCATCGCCAGCTCCTGGGACCGTATTGCCGCACAAGCACGCGAAGCGAACGGCCCCGAAGTTAAGCAGGTCGATCTCCTCAAGCTTCTGAACGACGGCGTTGGTCAGGTTGTGCAGCTCATGAATAAGCGCGAACCCGAGGCGGTACGATGACACTGCTGAATTCGATTCCTGGCGATTTCCTGCCTCCTCTCGAGCAGGATTACTTTCCCCAGCTGATGCAGGGATTGTCGCCGAGCGGCATCGTCTCCAAAAACGCCGACATTCAGCTCCCCGGCGACGTGGCCATCAGCGTGTCGCAAGACGCGAGCCGCGACGATTCCGACATTCCACTGGATACCGACAAGCTCTTGCAATGCCCGGCCGGCTGGCAGGAGCTGCCGGATTACTCCGAATCCTGGCAAACGATGGCGGGGCAGCGTGGCTCTCAGGAGGTGACGCGCACGTTCCAGGGGCCCTGGGGCAGTCGCTTTGAATTCGCACAGTGGGCGCTTGGCTGGTGCGATAATGTTGCCGGCGCCCCCAGCGGCACCGGCCTCATGCGCAGCAATCCCGCCCAGCACCCCGAGCAGCAATGGCTCTACGCCACGGCGGTTCGCGATGTGCGCGGCCAGGGTGTCCATGTCCAGAATCCCAACCTGATCCCGAAACAAACGGGAACCATGCCGCTGCCGCAAAACCCGCTCGTGAACATGATCGCATTCGTGGATGCGGACAGCGGTTCCGATTATCTGAGCTGCAAGCTGCAGGTGGTTTATAGCCGGCTGATGTTCAACGTGCGCTCGGATGCGGACATTGCCAACAACGGCGCCTCAGAGCTGCAGCGGAACGTGATCCGAACGAAGACACGGACTGTTCGGAGTTTGCCCATACCCGACGCACATCTAGTGTTCCAGGGAACCAACAATCCCATTTCCGCCGCCTCGGGCAATGTCCTGGTGCCTCAGGCAGAACTCACTTACACGTGGGTGTGGGTGCCGGACGTCCCGGAAGATGCGATCAACAGTTGCATAGGCAAGGTCAACTCCGTCGCCTTCGACCCGCGCATCTCGATGAACGGGAGACTGGTGGGATTCGGCCCGGCGGCCGGCTATCCTCCAGGGACGCTGCTCTGTCAGCCTCCCGAGACCATCGAAGACCGGGGCACGACTGGCCGCGAGCAGTGGACCATCGTTTACAAACTCCAGTACAACCCCGTCGGCTGGAACTATTTCCCCGATTCGACAGGGACGTTTCAGCCGGCCGTCTACAAGAACGGCGGCGGCCAGCTCTATCAATCCGTCGACCTTAACCAGCTCTTTGTCTTGCCCCAGCCTGTCAATTATTTTTGAGACCTCGCCATGATGTTCGGTGGTTTTCAGCCAGTGGACGATCGCGGCAAGATCCGGCTCAACGAGCTGGAGAAGATGGCGCGTGCGCTCGATCTTCTCCTGAACATCGACGGCACCGGCTTGCAGATCGACCGCACGGCCGGCGGCTTGACGCTAAAGGTTCCGGAATCGACCCGCAACGAGTTCTGCATCCCGAACACCTCGACGCCGGCCAGCACGCTGGGCACCGGGGCGTTCTACGATGCCAACTTGGTGCGCTACAACCAGGACAACGTCAGCGCTCCGTTGGTGATGGGGGCGGTGTGGTTATTCTCGGCGAATGGGCAGCCACTCACGCAAGGGCAGCCTTACGAAGCGAGGTCGTGTACGGGCTATGCGATTGGTCCGGATGCGCGGCCGCTGTTTGTGACGGCCGCTGCGAATCCTGAAACTTGGGTCATTATCAATGGAGTGTCGAGCGGCTCTCTTTACGACGCGAACGCCGCGCTCTACCCGGCAAACTCGATCAGCTCGATTGCTCTGGGAACATGCTGGGCTTTTTATCCCATTGGACTGTCGCTCACAACAGGACACCTGTACCCGGTCCGATTCAACGGCAGCTACACAGCAACGCCATTTGGGGGTGGTCCGCAGCAACAGCGCCCTCTTTACTTCATCCAAACGGGTGGCTTCGTCAGCGGCAACGGCACATGCTCGGGCAACAACGTCGTTATGCCGACGTACTAGGAGGCCGGGATGGGGCAGGTCAGTTTTCCCTGCGAGTGCTGCGGCGGCGGCGGGGCATGTCTCTGTACCAGTGGGTGCGAGTTGCCGGGGAAGTGGGCGAACGAATACAGGTTCACGATCCAAGGCCTGAGGAACTACGGCAACCTTCCTTTTCCTTGTCTTTATTCCCAGTTAAACATAACGCAAAATCTATGCAATTCCCCGATAGATCTTTTCGGCAATCCAGTGACTTGTTGGTGGGGCACTTCTCCACTGACGCCCTGGGAACTCATTGTTGCAGCCGATACAGTAACGTTGCTCATGCCCGGTTATGGACTGGGATGCGGTGCAATCCTCTACACTCTTCCTACAAGTCAGTGGAATCCGTGCGGCATCAATGTTATGACGTTGGTTTCTGCCCCGCCGGAGGCAAACGCGCCAGCCACCGTGGTCGTGGCACCGCCAGCAAATGACCCATGCAACTGCTCGGCTTGCCAGTTTCCATGCCCCGTGCCCGCACAATGGAACGTCACCATCGCTGGAGTCACTTCGGGATTAGGAGCGTGCTCCGACTGTGCCAGTCTGAATGGCACTTTTACCATGACCTATACCAAGGGTTGCATTTGGAACTGCGACGCACCTTGGCAAATACAGCTAATTTACCGTCCATCATTAGGTGTCTGGCAACTCTTAATAGGACCGACTTCAACTTGCTTTCGACTTATTCCGATGGCGATCCCGGTTCCTAGCTTCAATTGTCTGGGTTCAAATAACTTCGGAAATATTCCCTGGAATCAAAGTAGTCCGCCCTATCAATGCCAGAACGGTACAGCCGTGGTTGCACCAGCATGAACCAGAAAGACCTACCGATCTGCGCACACCGTGGCGA